AATCCTCAAAATCGACCGATGGGGCTTAAGGCTGGCCAGCCGACGTTTTATTGTGGGGAGGGGATGCACGCTGAAACAACTCCATGTCATGGACACGTCCACAAAACGTGTCCATAAAAAGACGAATAATGGACACGACATAAGAACATGTCGGCGGCATGGACACGTTACTGCGAGAGCAGATCATAAAGCCTCACATTTAGTGGTGCTATTGACTCTTATCCTAGCCCTAGTGCCCCCCGTGCTTGCTGATGGGTGGAAAGCATCTCTTAATTATGTACAATATGGCTCTTGGCAACAAGCCCTTACTGCCCAGATAAGCAAGCAGCTAGATGTGGGGAACCTCAAGGCCGCCTACCGCGAAATAAATGAGGGCGAAAACCTTAATCTGGAATTGACGGCTAAGAGCTGGGGGATCAAGCTTGCGACAGGAAACTATATTAGCGATGGCCAGCAATCATTTACACTAGAGTGGCCGAACCATAAGGCGACTATAATACCTACACCCGTCAATCAGCTATTCCACGCTTTCATCAACCAGAATATAGGCAAGGCACTAGTTCAAGCTGACTATATGGTTAAAGATTCTGTGAGTCAGTGGGAGGTCCACATAGGGGCGGAATGGTAAAAATGGCTGAAGGCTACAAGCATTCCGAGGAAACTAGGCGCAAGATAGGTATGGCCAATAAGGGCAATGTGCCCTGGATTAAAGGCCGGCATCATTCGGCTGAAGCAAAGCATATGTTTATTCAAAGCGTCGAGCTACACGCGGAAGCGGAGTGGTGATTTGAGTTTTCATTTTAGGCAGGCATGCGCAGGAACAACCAGCCCTATAATGGGGGGCGAAAGATATTTGACGAGGAGCCGATAAGCGGCTAAAGCCGCTTCCCCAGTGGATGGTAGGCTCTTCGGACGAGGATGAGATTTCCTCCGCCTCCACCAACCAGTCGTGTGATTGTCAGACTACGGTCTGCCAATCCTATATCCCTCGTATTTGAGACGTAATGGAGCCATGGCGGAATAGGTAGACGCTAGGAAGGTGAGTGGATAAATCCCGAGCTGGCGGGAGAGCCTGAATTGACAGGCCCCTGCGGTGAGCCTGGATTAACTCTTAATATCCGCAGGTTATAACCCGATAAGACGAGCCATACCCTCCTTGCCCAAAAACCATCTGGGAAATCAGAAAGTACCAGCAAATGGGGAAAGGTTAGGCGACCGGCATAAGTCCCTAAGCCGAAATTTAAGGGTGAAATAGTCCACATGCGGGGTGCAAATCCCCGCTGGTTCCCTCGTATTTAGGATCCACCCTGACACCTGCGCTTTGATAGCGCGGGGGAGGGGCGCAATCAATCTAAACAGCGATTCTGCCGAGCGATCGCGAATGAGTCAAGGGCGGATCCGCCCAAGTTCGGCACTAAAATTATGTCTATTCGCACCATCTATGGGCATTGACCCTGAGGGGCCACCAGATTCATGACGGCAAAGAGGAAGGGGCAATTAGAGACTGCTGGCGAACTCAAGCAGGTGCCCATAGATAGTTTATTGCCTTGGCCGAGGAATTACAGAAATCACACCGTAGGGCAAATTGAGAAGATAGCCAAATCCCTTAAGCTACATCAGCAGTATCGAAATGTAATAATTCAGGCGGGCACGAACCGCATCATAGCAGGACACGGGGTTTGGCAAGCCGCAAAGAACAATGGCAGCGAGAACATCCTCGCGATGGTGCTGGACGTAAGTGATGCCGAGGCCGAGCAGATATTGATTGACGACAACGAGCTGCAGCGGTTCGCCGAGGACGACAGATACGAATTGGCGGAGATACTGGTCGGTCTGCGGGAGGGCGAAGCTGCGGCGTTGTCTTATGACAGTGATGAGATAGACGGGTTGTTGGCGGAGTTGAGGCCGCCGGAATTCCCGGAATACGACGAATCGGTAGCCGATGGTATGGAGACCGTGACCTGTCCGAAGTGCGGATACGAGTTCCCGAAATGAACAGTAATGGCGGGCCGACCATGATAAGCACCTTCGCCGGTTGCGGGGGCAGCAGCCTGGGGTACAAGATGGCGGGCTACCGGGTGCTGGCCGCCGTGGAGTTCAACCATGTGGCGGCGGAGACGTACCGGGCCAACTTCCCCTCGACGCCGGTGCTGGAAAGGGATATAAGGGGGCTTTCAGCGGAGGAATTGATGGGGGTCGCCGGCGTAAGCCGGGGGGAACTCGACGTGCTGGACGGTTCGCCGCCATGTCAGGGTTTCTCGACCGCCGGCAAGCGCGAGTTCGCCGACCCGCGCAACGACCTGGCCTTCGAGTTCGTCCGTCTGCTGGGAGGGCTGAGGCCGAGGGCCTTCGTGATGGAGAACGTCTCCGGCCTCGTCAAGGGCAAGATGAAGTGGATATTCGCCGAGATCACTAGGGCGCTGAAGAGGGCCGGATATGAAGTCCGGTGCAAGTTGCTGGACGCCGCCTGGTTCGGGGTGCCGCAGTGCCGCAAGAGATTGATATGGATCGGAACCGACCGAGAATATGGCATTTCGCCGCTTCTTCCTCGACCATCGATGAACCGGGCATGTCCATTGCGGGAAATCATTCCAGATGCGCTTGGGAGCAGGAGCATGAGGATCAACCGCTGGAAATCAGCGTCGGAGCCATCGGCAGCAGTGACATGCGCTGGCATAGGGGGAATGATTCGCGATGGGAATGGAATCAGGAACCCCACCGTCGCGGAACTGAAGAAATTATGCTCATTCCCGCCGGATTTCGAATTGCCGGCGGTAAAGTCTCATATCTATCATTTGCTGGGCAATTCGGTTCCGCCGCTGATGATGAAGGCGGTGGCGGAGACTATCAAGACGGAGATACTGGCGAGATGTGCGAATTGACGGCGGACGCTATCGGCCTCCACGTCCGACGCCCAGAAGCGGAGCGGCAGCCAGTCCAGTGCCGCCAGATCCCCATCGGCCTTCCGGTCGCGGGCGCGGTTCCGGCGGAACTTCTCGCGCCACAGCTCCCTGCAGGCGACATAATAGCCGACCCCTTCCTCGGCTCCGGCACCACCATGATAGCCGCCGAGAAGCTGGGGCGGGTCTGCTATGGAATGAAGATAGAGCCGCGCTATGTAGATGTGGCGGTAAGACGATGGGAAGAGATGACGGGAAACAAGGCGGAATTGGTTGAATCCAATGGTTGAGAAACCTACCAAAACAATGCAGGATTCAAGGGAAGGGGATGACGACTGGAGGCATCTGGCTTGGCGGGCCTGGTTGCACGGAGTACGCAACTATGCAGCACTAGGTCGGCAGTTCGATAAAGAATGGAGGACGGTCAAGCGGGCCATTATTGCACAATCGCAGGCAGTCCGTGATGCCATCGACTCTGGCGAGGTGGAGGCTCTGGCTGAATACGTGGATGGACTTCATGAAGACTTGAGCGAGGCCGACGGGCTGTTTCGCAGTAGCGCAATACAGGACAACGCTAAACTTGGCGCGTTAAAGCATCGTTCTGACTTACGTGAGAAGATAGCGGCGGCAATGGGCGTGGTCACTAGGCGCCGCGGGGTTGAGCATGCAGGCCGTCTTACGATTAGTGAAGAGGCGCAGCGGGCCAACGACGAAGAGCTTATAGCGGTACTTAGAAATGGCAATCACCTCAATGGAAGCGAGAGCGGAGATTCGGCGGCGGGCGGAGAAGATAGCGGCACAGGATAGCCTGGCATGGATTAAGCTCCACAAGCCACGGATAGTAGCACCCGAAGGCCAAGATGTCCCATTTGAGCCCTTTGATTATCAGCGGCAAGTCCTGGTGGCGCTGGATGCTGGCGGGCCGGTTATAGCCAATAAGGGCCGTCAGATAGGTTTCTCGACCTGCGTGATGATTCAGAAGCTCCGGCGGATAATGACCGCGCCTGGTATCACGGTCCTGGTAGTATCCCGCACGGGGGCAGTAGCAATAGATTTAGTTCGACGGGCGCGGCTAGCCTATCATAGCCTGGCCGAACCCAAGCCGCAACTGGTTACTGATAATAAACAAGAGCTAGAACTTGACAATGGCAGCCGGATAATAGCAGAGCGGGCTAGCGAAGAAGCCGGCCGCACCTATGCCGCCTCCGACGTCGTATTTGATGAGTTTGCTCATTGCGCCTGGCAGGAGCAGATGTGGCGGTCGGTGAGGCCGACAGTATCCGCTACTGGCAATATCGTTGTTATAAGTACACCCAACGGCGAAGGCGATCTATATGAGCAGCTATGGACGCGGATAACGAGGCGGCCCCTTGAGGGCGAGGGGCGCATTGACAGCGACGATAGCGATTGGGCGGCCTTCCGCTTGCCCTGGAATGTGCAGCCCAACCGTGACGAAGCCTGGCGGGAGCGGGAGAGGAAAGATTATACCGACGCTGACTGGCGGCAGGAATACGAGTGCGACTTCCTCTCGGCAGCTGCGGCCATTTTCGCAGCAGAGGCCATTGCCCGATGTATAGAACGTGGTTCTCATTGGCTGCCCCGTATAATGGGTAGGGCGATAATCGGGGTGGACGTGGCCGGCCAGGGGCGCGATGAGACTGTCATCACGACATTGGATGCCAGCCAGAAGCCATATTGGATTACTGAGACCTTCGCCAGCGAGGACATCTCCGCCGTGCCGCTCCAGCGGGAGATAGAGCGCAGGCAGGGCGCGACGGGGGCGGAGGTGGGTATTGATTATACCGGCGTAGGCTACGGCGTAGCCGAGAACCTTTCTATTCCGCATAAGCGGGTGCTGTTCACTGGCGGCAGCGCTGTCAGTCAGGATGGCAACCTATGGCGGGTACCACGGGAGAGGTTGCTATCAAATGCTATACAGGTCATCGAGCGCGGCGATATAGCTATAAATCCAAAGTATCAGGAGCTAATCACCGCATTGCGCACGGCCCGCTGGGAGAAGCGGCAGGGCAGTTACGTTGACCACCTGGACAGCTTGCTCATCGCCCTGTGGCTGGCAGAAAAGGGCGGGGCTGATTGGTGGATAGTATAGGCAATGATAATATAGGGGGTAGGAAAATGAATTATGGGATTTCCACAACTGTTAGGACGGGCGGGGCGCTGGCTCTGGGGGAGTGACCAGCCCACCGACGATGAGCGACCCTTGATAATCCAACGTGATTTGATTGCCGAGTATAAGTTGCTCAGTCGGGTATCCGAGCTTCTCATATCCGAGATGGACGAGAAGCTGGGGATCGAACATCCGCATGACTGGGCCAAGTTTGCCGAGAGCTACGGGGCTTATGGTTGGCTATATGCTTGTGTAAGCACAATAGCGCAGAGCATCGCCGGGGTTCCGCTGCGTGTCTATCAGAGGCGGGGTGGGGAAGTCAGGGTTGCACCACCGGAGAACGCCTTATCCATAGTGCTTGACCAGGTGAACCCACAGGCAGATTGGCCACGCTATTGCCATATGATGGTCGTGGACCTTGAGTTATGCGGCGACCACTTCCTATATAAGGCTTTGGCCGCTAGTAAGAAACCGCACCTGATGCAGCTCTGGCGGTTGCGACCCGAATGGGTTAGGGTGCTGCCGGATAAGAACGCGCCGGAAAGCATCGGCGGCTACAAATATATGGTCAATAGTAAAGAAATCACCTTTGATACTGACGAGATTGTCCATATTTTATACCCCAATCCGAATAATGATTGGTATGGATTAGGGGCGCTGCCGCCAGCGAAGGATGCTGCCGATGTAGACAGCTATGCCATAGAGAGTAATCGGGCCTTACTCAAGCGGGGGGCGAACCCACGGGGTTATCTCAAGTTTGATTCTGAAGGCATTACGGAGGAGCAGGCACGACAAGCGGCGGAGGATTTCGACAAGCGCTATGCTGGCTCGAAGGCACACCGCACTGTGGGCTTGAGGGGTGCAAGCTTCGAGCCTATCCAATGGAACCCTCGTGATTTGGAATATAACAACCTACGCAAGATGAATCGGCAGGAAATCGCCGCCGTGTTCAAGGTGCCCTTAGCCCTGCTGGGTGTAGAGGAACATTCCAAGTACACCCTGCACGAGTACCGCAAGATATTCTGGGAGGATTGCCTAGTTCCAAAGATGCGCCTTATTGAAGGGGCGCTCAACGAGTTTCTGGCGCCTGATTTTGGGCGGCAGTTCTTTGTGAAGTTCGACCTATCCCAAGTCCCCGCCCTTCAGCGCAATATCCAGGATGAGGCGCGGCTGTGGCTTGATATGGTAAAGGGGCGGGTCGCCCTTCCTAATGAGATGCGGGCTGCCCTGCCTGAGCTTTTCGATGAGCCGCTGCCCGCTGGAATAGGCAATGTATTCTGGGGCAATTTCAACGAGATACCGCTGGTCTCGGGGCCACGGCCAGAACCAGAGAAGGCATTGATGCCACAAATGGTGTCAGCCTCACAGAAGGCCCTGCCCTCGGCGGATGAGGATAAAAAAAAACCTGAGCCGCTGGTTAAAGTTTTCACGGAACCCACTGAGACGCTGATATGGAAAGCGTTCATGGACAGGGTGGAGGGGCTGATGCCGCGAATGCAAGCGGCGGCGGCAGTGATAATGCGTGATGAGACAGATGGGGTGCTGGAGAGGTTGCAGAAGCGCGGAGCAAAGTCATTACAGACCAAAGGCCTTAATGGTTGGCTGGATGCGATCCTTTTCAATTACGGGGCAGAGGGTAAGCGATTCGTCCATGACCTCCAACCCTATCAGCTTAATGCCCTGGAGACAGCGGGGACCGAGGCTGTCGCTGAGGTCGGGGTGGACATTACCTTTAATCTGGTAGATCCAGCAGTCATACAGTTCATCAAAGACCGGGAAATCGGCCTCAAAACGGTGGCGAAGACGAACTGGACTGCACTGCGCGGCAGCCTGGCTGATGGCTATAAGCAGGGCGAAACTATCCGGCAACTCAGCGAGCGGGTGGGCGAGTTCCGTGACACCGTAGACTGGCGGGCTGAGAGGATAGCCAGGACGGAAACTATCGGCTGCGCGAACCGGGGGGGCTATGAAGGCTATAAGCAAGCGGGGATGCCAGGCAAGAAGTGGATACATACGCGAGGTACTGAGAACCCGCGGGAGGCGCATGAGGCTTTGGCCGGCCAGGGGCCGATACCGATAGGCCAGGATTTTGTGAGTGCGCTCGGCGGCAGCGGGCCGTGCCCGGGTAGCTTGGGGCCGCAGGACGATATTTCTTGTTCTTGTACACTAGTGGCAACAGACTTACCGAAGTAGGGGGTAAACCAGGGGGCGGAGAAGTGATGATATGGAGAAGGCATTTACGAGGGTAGTCACACTACCCTTCGAGTCCAAGGCTTATGAGGAAGACGGGGAGATGTTTGTGGAGGGTATCATAACAACCCAGGATATAGATCGCACTGGCGAGGTTATGGACATGAAGGGCCTGAAGAACTGGGCCGCCTATAAAAAGAACCCCATAGCATTCTGGTGGCACCAGGAACCCATTGGCCACGCGGTGGAATTGGAACGGCGGGATGACAACATATACGTCAAGGATCAGCTTGCTCCAACTAAACTGGTACTGGAAACCGTCTGGCCGCTACTGAAAAACAAAAGCATTCGGACGATGTCTATCGGCTTCAGTCCCGTGGGGGAGCCGGCCACCGAAGAGATAGACGGCATTCGGCACTGGACATCCTGGGAATTGCTGGAGCATAGTTTAGTTCCGGTGCCGGCTAATCCGAAGACCAGTGCCCGTATAGCAAAAGCTCTCGGCCTGGAAATGGATGCCCCGCCCTTATCTACCAGGGCGGTCGTACCTTATCAGAATTTACCCGCCCTGGAAGACACCGACCATCCGTGGGACGCGGGGGCTGCCCGCAAGCGCATTGCGGCTTGGGCGAGTTCCGATGGCTCCGGCGACAAGGATAAAATTGACTGGGGCAAGTACAAGCAGGCATTCTTCTGGTACGATGCAGCCAATGCTGAGAATGTGACCAGTTACAAGTTGCCCTACGCCGACATAGTGGAGGGCGGATTGAAGGCTATCTTTCGTGGTGTAGTGGCTGTGGTAGCTGTTCTGAAGGGCGGGCGTGGGGGCGCAGACATACCACAGGCCGACCAGGATGCCATCTGGGGCCAATGCGCCAAGTATTATAAGAAATGGGACAAGGAGATGCCCGAGAAGGGATTAGATGGCGAGTTGATCTGGAAGGCGGACGAAACAGAATTCATCACACGGCAACAGGAAGCAGAGATGTGCCGTGGGCGGATAGAGCGCATCGGCGGTGGGATACAGGGAGTATCTGACATCGCCGCGCACTGGCAACGAGCCGGTGCGGGATTTATTGAAGTAATGGGGGAAGAGTACCTCGAGAAATTAAGTGGGGCACGCAAAAGCTTGGACGCAATACTCCGCGCCGAGGAGCCAGGCAATGAGCCAGGCCAAGGCAAGTCGGCCATTGAGGCCAATGTGGAGGCTGTACTGGGGGAGATATTTCCCCTTGCCGAGAAGGAGCGTCTGTATGAAGTTTGCATGGCGCGCCTGGGGGTAGAGGACTAAATATACGGGGGCCTGGAGTAAACGACAATGGCATTAACAGATAAGCAGGTCCAGTCCATCGTAGACGGGTTGAACTTACCTGAGAGTGCAACAAAGGACGAAATCAAGGCGGCCCTCTACAAGGAGTTTGAGGCAACAGAGAAGGCTGCGAAGAAGGGGACTACTGAAGATCCCCTCCATAGGGCTACTACCGCCGCCCTGCAAGAAGTTCAGCAGGCACTGGTAGATAAGGCCATAGATGAACGCAATAAGTCTGAGGTGGAGAATAAGGTCGAGAAGGATTTCACTGAGGCCGATAAGGATGCGGCTATACGACATGGCGGCGATCTGGCTGAGCGCATTCAGAAGGCAGTGCCGTGGCAGGTGCCTGATAGATTCGAGGTACATGATACGGTAGATGCTGACGGCCAGGGTCGCAGTCACCTAGCAAGTGATATGGATAAGGTCTATCTGTTCAAGACTGACGACGAGCAGATAGAGATTTTGAAGCAAGCCGTGGAGGACTGCTATATCACTGGCATCCTCACGGGCCGCCGGCCCAACAAGACGCGAATGTGGGCGCGGTATGCGAAGTACAATCCCGACTTCGTCAAGGCTATGGCGACCGTATCCGGCAGCGAGGGTGAGGACTGGGTGCCGACTGGGTTCTCCAGCCAGGTGCTAGACCTAGTGCGCGTACCGCACAGACTAATTGAGCAGCATCCCCACATTGTAATGCCAACTGATCCGTACAAGATGCCGACAGTGGCTTCTGACACTACGGTGTATATTGCGGGTGAGCGGACACTGGACGATGATGTGAAGCCTCTCGCGTCCAATATCACCACAGCCAACAAGACGCTCAACGCGGTATCCCTGGCAGTTCGCACGGTCTTCTCTGGTGAACTGGAAGAAGACAGCATCATACCGATACTGCCGACACTGCGGGCCAACCTAGGCTTCGCTTATGGCAATGCCCTTGATGATGCAATGGTAGAGGGAGACCCAACGGCGACGCATCATAACACCGGCACGGTGCCAGCTGCTGCTGCTGTAACGCGGGCATGGCGGGGCTATGTAGAGTGCGCCTTGACCTACGATGGCAGCTCTAATATCCTGGACATGACCGGCGCCTTCACTTTTGACAATGTTGTTAAGTTGCAAGAGCTACTGGCGCAGTACGGTGCTCAGGGTCAAGATACCATGATGTATGTAACAGGCTATAAGGGCTATCGCTTGCTCAAGCATCTAAAAGATAGCTCTAACAATAACATTATGGTGGATTATGGGGCGGCCCGCCAGAGCCAGGACGTGCCGAATCTGGACGGCATACAGGTCATTCGCACTGATAAGGTGCGCGGCGACTTGAATGCTAGTGGCATCTATGATGCCTCCACTACTGCTTTCACCATTCTGTTGCTGGTGTACAAGCCGGCGTACATAATCGGCGACAGGCGGTCATTGCAGTTCAACGTGGTGCCTGACTATGAGACCGACCAGCGCAAGCTGATTGGTATGCTACGCATGGCCTGCACCAACGTGTACGAGTCCAGCACCCACTTCACAGTGGCAATGGGCTACAACTTCACCTAGGCGGTGGAGACAACTGAATAAAACCAGGGGCGGCAGTTACTTGTCGCCCCTTTCCATTAACGGCGGGGGCGAGAGGTGAGTTGTATGAGTTTACCAGCAGGTGCTATTTGGACATACATGGTCTATGTGACCCAACTTGAGGCCACTACGGACAGTGGGGCAAAGCGGCCCGTCTTCTACAATAACACGGGCTTTGATATAGTGATAACCAATGCCTATATCACCGGCATTAAGGGCGCGGATGCAAGCAATTACATGACGCCCGTATTGACGGATCAAGACGCCAATACCATCGCGAGTGCGGCATGGACAGCAGTTTCAACCGGCACGACGTTCACAACTCTAGGGACATGTTCGGCGACGCACGGGGTTATACCCGATGCGGAATATGTCTATTTGCAGTTTGACCAGACGCTCAACGGTGATTCGGCAGAAGATGTATGCCTTTTGCTGAACTATAAGTTCCAGACCCCAAGCGACTAATCTGGGCTGAATTAGAGTTACCCGGAGCGGGGGTTGTTTTGATTCCGGGCATTCGATTTCCCGCCGGCTTGTCGGGCAGTTTGCCCCCTCTGCCCGCAGGCTGGCGGGATATTAAAAAGAAGGGGGGGATTGATTATGAAGGCACGATTGACAGCAATTGAGGCAGAAGTCCTGGAGGCTGACGAGCAGCAGGTAGTGGTCAAGTACCTGGACGTGGGCGGCAACTATGTGATACTAACCATGCCGACCGAGCTATACGGCAAGGATGCGCCGAAGGAAACGGTAGTAGAGCCTTCCCCTGACCTAGATAGTCTAGCTGAGGAACCACCCTTGCGGGGGAAGCCCCGGCGCAAAGCGGAGGTGGTAAAAGAACTAGCAATTGACGCAACAGATATACCAAGGCCGTGCTAACGGCTAACCGAAGAAAGAGGAGAAGTAACTGATGAACAAGACCACACGAAAACTGAATAGCGGATTTACATTGATAGAGCTGCTGGTGGTGATAGCGATTATTGCTATCCTGGCGGCGATTCTGTTTCCTGTCTTTGCCAAAGCGAAGGCTGCGGCACGGACTAGTGTCTGCTTGAGTAATGTCAAGCAACTCACGTTAGCTGGGAGGATGTATCTAGCCGATTATAGCGACCAGTTCCCAGCGAATATCGGCTCAGACTCCTGGAATCCGTGGTTCTATTGTATGTCTTCTAATATGAGCGCAGCTACAATCGAATTGCACGGTGGCACGATGCGTCCGTACTTCGCGGGCGCGATGCAAGGCGCGAACTATGTCGGCGGGGCAGATAATCTTTCCCAGTCCCGCATCATAGTCTGCCCCGACTGGAAGAACGATATGTTTCCCAGCGGCGGGCCATATACGGATAGCCTCTATGGGATTGATAGCGAGATGGAGAAGTTTAAATCCTACGGCAATAATGGTGCCCTGCACCTCGCCTATGAGGGCATAATCGGTGACCCCACTTCGTTTGTTATGATAGCCGAGAATTATGCCCAGGGCGGTTATGGATCCATAGAATATCCTAGCGTCTACCGGCCTGCTTTCCGGCACGCGGGGAACAGGAAGTGCGCGGTTGGATTCATAGATGGGCACGCGGCGATGGTTGAGGGGGGCGTGCTCTGGGCGGCGGGTAATGCCTCATGGACGATGTGGAACCTCACGGTGATGCCATGAAGATAGCCTTGCTGGCAGTTAGCTTGGTAGCCCTTGCCTGTTCTCAGGCAGGGGCTTATGAAATTTACACAGTGACGCCGCCGGTGAACGACTACCTGGTGGTGGCTGAGGGGCCGTTGCCGCCGACCTGCCAACTCGGCAATGTGCTTGAAGTGATGGCTTGCCGGGGCGAATATGAACCGGCGAGCTTCATAATACAGACGAAAGCCAACGAGCACCTTGACAACGTGAGGGTGCGTTGCAGCCCATTGCGGTCCGAGAGCGTGGAACTGCCAATTGGCACAGTAGACGTTCGCATCGTGGACAAGCTCAACGTGGGCTGGGCCATTGGCAACGTGAAGGTGTCCTGGCATCTGTTATACGACCAGGAGATGATAGATGCTAGGGGCAATGTTCCAGCATACTATCGCGACATGACCGAAGAGCAATACCAGGCATACCGCGAGGACATATTCAGAATCTTCGGCAAGTATGGCACCCTCCCCGAAAGAGTTGACGAATATCGGCCCCTCTGGATGGAAAACATACTTGTTAAGGCTTCAGATGCCAAGTCCCTGCGGCCCATACAGGTAGATGGCAGGGAGCAGTTGTGGTTGACTGTCCATATTCCTCCGGACACAGGGGCGGGGCACTACGAAGCGACGATACGAATAGTTCCTGGCAATGCGCCAGCGGCCAAGGTAAAGCTAAGGGTCTGGGTGCCAGACATCGATCTGTTGGAGCCGGTCGAGACCTATTCAATCTATAATCCCACATTTACCTTTGAGGACCACCAGGCGCAGGGCTTCCGGGATATGTACTTCCCAGTTTCAGACGAGGAGTTCGTTCTGGAGCTACGAAATATGGTAGCGCACGGATGTACCAACCCCAACTTCCACGATGGGATTGCGGCGCGCCCAGACGGAACGCTAGACTATACGATCCTTGAAAAGCTGCTGGCTCTGCGCGAGCGGGCGGGGGTACCCAAGGGCCAGTTATTCCTTATCGACAATCCTGTTATAACTGGCCGTAAATTGCAGGCCGGCGAATATGAGCGGAATATCAGGTATGTGAAGGAGATTCAGGCGTGGGCAACGGCGCGAGGCTATGGGCAGGTCTACTTTACTGGGGCGGACGAGGCCGGTGGCCAGCGGCTGCTTGACGAATACGAGGCCTTCAAGAGTGTGGAGGAGGCAGGTTCAGGTATATGGGTGGCAACACCGCCCTCGTTTCACGAGTTGGTGTGGGATGTGCTGGAGATTCCGATTGTAGCCTATCCTGGCATGATAGCGATGAATAACTCCGTAGAGCATATCCTGCGGACACCGGACGTGGTAGCCAATCCCAAACCCTACCGGCACTGCCAGGTCGAAAAGGCTATGACCACCGACTGGCAGAACCTCATCGCCATACCTCATAGCCAGGGGTTCCGGTTCTTTCAATACTTCGACGGGTGGCTCTTCCCTGGAGAACACCGGCGGGCGCGGGGATTTGGAATGTGGCTGACGGGAGTAGATGGGACAATGACCTGGAGTTATGCCGGCATCAAGCACCACGGCAGGGTGCGAGAAGCGGGCGAGGGGATCAGCCATCGGAACATGGTCATGCGGGTCAAGGGCGGCGTGCTGGACACGCTGTGCTGGGAAGCCTACCGCGAGGGCTATGATGATTCGCGATACATAGCTACGCTGTTGGCAGTGGGCGGCAAGGAGTGGCTGGAGGCACAAAATCAGGAACGGATAATGAGTGGGAACCTGGACGAGCTGCGGCGGGACGTGGCGGAGAAGATATTGAAACTACAATAAGGGGGCGTTTTAGTTGGAAAGATTATATACACGTTTTATCTTTACACCGACAGGGCCGGCACACATCGGGCACGCCTTCACTGCCCGCATTAATTACTATCTTGCCAGGCGGACTGGCGGCGATTGGTATTGCGGGATTGAAGATCTGCTGGCGATGCAAAGCTTATGGTATCTGCGCGAGGCAAAAGCTCCGGGCTATGAGACCGCAGCCCGAGCATGGGCACGGGAAAACATATATGATCTGGAATGGCTTGGATTACAGAGCAACGGCGCAATGGTTATGTATCAGTCTGACCGCAAACAGTTGGTGGATTGGTACTACAAACTGTTTGGGGACGAGCGCGATTTCGGCCCCTGGCCGCCAGAGTGGAGCGACGGGCTGTCCAGCAATACCAAGGGCATCTATTTGGGGCTTCCTGCGATTGGCATGGAACATCCCTATGTGGTGCTGAGCCGCGTAGTATCAGACATAATAACTGGCCGCAATTTGGTGTTGCGGGGCAAGGGATTGGAACGCGAGACGGGGTTGTATCGTTATTTTGCCGAGAAGATATGTGCTGGTTATGATGGCATTACCCCACCCGAACTGGCTTATATTCCAGAGATAAGGCGAGCTGGCGCTGGGGTTCTGTCATCGGCGGCGGAGAAGGCTACCGCTGGATGGTTCATAGCCGACGTTCGGGCGGCGGGAAGAACTGCCACCGAGCTGCACCAATTCCTGGACTGGGCGACGATGACCGCTGAAGCCCGCGAGAATGCCCGGCAATGGTTTGCATTGCGGAAGGGACCCCAAGTGGAGAAAGCATCCAGCCTCATGTCTACCGTGGCTGGTGCTGCCGCCGTATTCGCCGCCCTGGTCGACAAAGACGAAATCAGTATAGACGATGATGACTGGTTCCGCTTCCTTGAGACCGGGGAGGTGGGGGAGTAATGGAGATAGGCTTGAATGGCTACCGGGGGATAGACAACGATGATAAGATGGCTGAGCTTCAGGACTTCGGTTGCGGCTGGATAAAAATCAGCTTCGGGCTGGCGGAATTGTCTGATGGTGATAAGGGCGAGATAATCCGCTTCGAGCAAATGCAGGTTGATGATCTGCTGGCCAGGGCGGAGAGATTAGCCGAGTATGGGATGCGGACAGTAGTGGATGTGCGCACTACCAGCCAACTACTCCACAAGCTACCCCGTGAGCGGATGAAGGAATTGACCGAAGCGGAGCGCGCCGACTGGGAGGCGGCCCCAGATATTGAGCGGCGGCGGATGCTCAGGGAGCGCACCAAGCGGTTGAACCTTGATATAGTTGATCAAATCGGCCAGATGACCTATGACCTAGTTGGCCAGTGCGAGTACATCATCAAGGACTGGGAATGGTGGGGAGAGCACGGTTGCCCGCACGTGACGATGGGGACACTGCCGAGTGGTGATTACAGCCTATTCCTGTCGGCCTTCTATGGTGCGGCGAAACAAGCTGCCCCAGGTTGCCGAGTGTGGAATGGGGGGGACGGTGTCCAGCCTAATACGCACTGGTTGGGTTTGATGGTCAGGCCGCCGCAGGCCACCGAACAGGAGCACATGTGGTTCCCACAGGGCGTAGGCGAATATTTCGACGTTTGCAACTGGCATCCGTACTTGGTGACCCTGGGGCCAGGGAATGAGGACTACGGGCTATCCGATGTCATCGGCAAGTTTGATGAGGTCTTCGGAGAGTCGCGCAAGCTGCTTGATTTCTATGGCAAGGGCCAACCCTTCGCCTCGACGGAGTGGGGCCTGGCGATGGTAGATGATGTGGTGCTGGAGGCATTGAAGGATCCCCAGGGCCGCCCCATTCTGAAAAGCTATACCTACACGCCGGGCTATGTGGCCCTGCCCGTGAGCCACAGTGCAGAATGGTTTGAGGCTTGCCTGGAGTGCTTTGACCGGCACAAATTTGAGGTGCTGTGCATCCATAGCTATACCGAGGAATATGATAAAGACACAGCGATGCGCGAGGCTAATCACTGGGGTAGTTTCTGTGGACTAAAGGACTTATACGGGACTAAGCGGCCCGCCTGGTATGTGGTACGGGACCGGGCGCGGGCAGGCTATGGCACAGCATTTAAGGGGGAAAGCAATGAGCCACTGGGAGATCAAGCTGACAGCGAATGCGTATGACACGGAGATTACTTGCGAGGGCGAGAGGCCGCCAGTCACAGCTATGGATTTCCTGCATATCTTATCAGGAAACTATTGGGGCTTCACTTGGCGGATCGGCCAGCCCCAGAACCAATTCACGACGGGCTATGTGGCGGGTATCGGCAATGGCACTTATTGCCGCGTGAGTTTCTTTAGTGAGCCCGGCTTCTGTTCATTCGGAAGGGGCGACCATATTACCATTGTCGGGCTTGTCCAACTTGACAGCGAAATCACAGACCCGCTGCCCTTGAGGACGTGGCACGAGCTAATGCCACGGATGAGGTAACAAACTATGGCATCTGATATTGTGACGGTAGAAAGTGCAGCGACATACCTGGGCATTGATTCTGATAGCGGCAGCAATGAACCGCTGCTGACCATGCTCTGCGGGGCAGTCAACCAGCGCATTGAGGACTATTGCGGGCGCACTTTCGCCAAGGCGCGATACACTGAATATCACACAGTTGACATCAACACCGATCATATCTATGTGAATAACCCACCTATCATTACACTGCATAGCCTGATTGATGATGCTATGGTGAGTGAGCGCAGCATAACCGTTGCTGATGATGTGCACACCAATAACGGCGAGAACTTCGGCGAAATCCGCCTATGGAATACTGAGGGTACATTCGCGAGGGGAGAGAGGTCGGTGCTGGCGGTTTATACGGGCGGATACGGAGACGATGACCTGCCCTCTGATCTGGTACTGGCAGCAGCGCAGATGGTGGCCGCCCTGTGGGAAGGGCCGGAGATGCTAGTACGGCGGCGGCAGGGCATTGATGGACAGCAGATAGAATGGCGCGATGACTCAATTCCGCCACAGGTCAAACCAGTGCTGGACAAGTATAGGCGGGTGTGGATTGTCTAATGCCCAGGCTATCGCATAAGGATAGAGTACATATTTATCGCACTACCGAAGACAGCGACGGCAGCCAATGGTGGTCGCTGGTGGAGCAGTATGTGGCAGTGGGCATAATGGCGATGGATGCTTACTCGGCGGTGCAGGAGAGCGCGGCCTACGGGTTTACTGCGACGCACCGGGGCCGCTGCGCATATAACGAGAACCTTGACGTGACGGGAGCCGACCAGCGGTTGCTCGTGAAAGAAAGCAATGGCAAGCAGTTCCTGGTGCTGGGCTGGCGGGAAGGGCAAGCACAACGCGGCGGCGACCCCGAGATGATATTGAGCCTGGCGGTACATAGGGCGAAGTTTTACAATCTGAGAGATACATAAATGCTAAACCTCAAAATCCTAGGCGATAAGACGGTCATTGACCGGCTCGACCATATCCTATATGGCAAGCGCAGTAAGTTCGGCCAGGCATTGAATAAAGTTGCCATTAGCGTGCAAGATGCGGCCAAGGAGGGTTTTGCCGGCGGCGGTGACTGGGAAATGGCAGAGGCGGGGCAGCTACGGGCGCGGAGCGGTCGCCTGCGTAGCTCTATAACGCACCTCGTTGACCAGGCGGCATTGCACGCCTTTGTGGGTACGAATGTCATCTATGCTCCCGTGCACGAATTCGGCGCGACCATTACACCCAAGCGGGCAAAGATGCTGGCCTGGATTCATGGGCGGAAGAAACAGACACCACCTAGCAAGGCGGAATGGCAGCGGGCCCACGCTATGGGCACTGCCCGATTCGCGAAGCGGGTAATCATACCGAAGCGGCCATTTCTGGGGCCGGCCCTGGAAGGCCAGCGGGATAATATCAGCAAGCTGTTTGCTTACGAAATAGATAAGCTACTGGATGGTAAATAACAATGGCTAAATGGCGATGCACTTGCGGGCGGTGGGAGGGCCGTTATCGAGACGAAAAAGTTCACTGGCATAACGCGGAGAGCGAGGTATCAGTTAAGGAGGGCTTCTGTTCTGAGTGCAAGGACTGGCTGCACCCTAACGGCGACACTACGCAGATGGTATCATTGCCAATGCTGAAACGCTGGGCGAAGGAATATGACCGGAAGGAATTGGCCGATTTCCTGGAGACACTATGACTATCAAGAATCTGCTCAATGCAATTCAAGATGCTCTGCAAGCGGCGGCCACTACGCACCTGTCTACGGCTACTATCTATCGCGGCGACCGGCGGGCCTGGCGGGATGATAAAGCGGTATTTCTCATCTGGCCCGGGTTCGATGAACGGGCCGATGCTATCGGGGGAGGCGAGTCATTTAGTGATATGCATACTGTCTGGATAGATGTGCGCGTGCCAGAACAGAGTCCCGATGGGTCAGTCAGCAACCCCAGCGACCAATATGATGATTTCCTGGAATTATGCGATGAAGTCAAGGGCGTGATAGTGACTAAGACCAACCGTAGAATCAGCGCGGGTAGTCAGATCGCTAATAAGATGGAGATAAGCAACGTAGAGGTCAACCTGGTGGACTGGAATGAATGGGCTGGATATGTTTGCCGGTTCATCTGTATATGGTCGGTGCCGCAAGCATAAGCCATACATACAATTTATACATACACGGCCCCGCCAGTTAGCGGGGTTTTTGACAATTGAGGGGGCGGAGGACGATGGAAGATGGCAATCACACACGATACTGGTATTACTCAGTATCTCAAGTACGGAACGGGGGCGACCGCCGATACCTATGCAGGACGGGTGACGGGCGGGAACCTATTCGCCGATCCCAATCGGGCCTGGCGACCATCGATAGGCGGCAAGCATGCAGCGGCGCGCAATGCACCAGTGCGCTTAGGCGGGACGGCTACTATTGAAGTGGCTGACGCCACGCTAATCAGTTATTTCACGCGGTCCAGTTGGACTGTCCCCGCGTTGACAAGCCTTACTTTCGAGGGCGCACTGATTGGCGATAACAGCGGCGGCTGGACGCAGACAGGATGCTATATCAATACTATAGAAGCACGGATGTCGGTCGGCGAACCATTGGTATGCACCATAGATTGGGTGTCGATTGATGAAGCTGACCAGGCTTCAGCCTCGCCCCCTAGTCAGTCAGCGACGCATTTCGAGTGGTTTGAGGGGGCCTGTACATTCAATAACACTACCTACGATATGCAGAGCCTGACCATCAGAGGCAATAACAACCTAGAAGCGCTGACTAACATTGAGACGAAGAGCGCGAATACCAAGCTACTGCCGCAGGATTTCAAGGTTGGCAAGGAAACAGTAGAAGTATCGGTGGAGATGCTGACCAGGCCGAGCACCTCGGCGCTATGGAATATCCATGAGGACACCGATATAACCGGAGTGGCTGCACTGGTATCTGCCGCATCAGGTGGCCATACCATCAGCTTTACGGTGGCGAATCTGGCGGGCGGTGCTCATCGGATGCCATTCGTAGCAGATGATGGCACCGTGGTATTTACATTAGATATGGCTGCCGAGCCGAATGCTACCGATAGTCTGGCAATATCCTATAGCTAAACCGAAGGGGGATTTGGTATGAGTTACAAACGAGGAGCACCTAAGCAGATAAGTGTGGGCGGCATAACCTTCCATCTGAAAGTCGGTTGGAAGGCATGGACGGAATGGGAGATGGAAGCGCGGAAGTTATACGCGAAGGCCGCTAGCCTTGATGTAGAAAAGGCGACAGCAGCGGAGCTAGCTCAGGATCGCCTGGACATTGAAGAAGGCAATATCGAGATTAACCGCAAGGCGATGAAGTTTATAGTGGGCTGGGATGGCGTAGTAGATGTGGATGAGGAGGGCAATGAGGTGGTAGTCCCATTCAGCCAGGAAGAACTTGAGGATATAGACGTAGCAATAATCACCGAGTTGCTGGAGCGGCTTACGCATCGCGGCGAACAGGTCGGCGCGGAGGTCGTTGAGGGAAACGCGGATTAGGGTGGCTGGCACAGCAGTATGGCAGTGGACATCGGGTTAAGGATCCGCCAGTCGCCCTGCAAATCTATCATCTATTAGACAGCATACCAGGCCTGACACTTTCCGACTTGGAAGATGCCGATCCGGTATTGATTGAACAGCTCAAAATAGTCGTGACCGCCATAGCGGGGGCAAGGGCGGCCAAGCAGGGGGCAGCGACAGATAAGGAACGAATGAAAGCTGAGCGAGGCTGGTAATGGCGGCCCCCCTGAAACTAAGCGTAATAATTGAGGCCATTGATAAGACAATGGCCGTGAAGCAGGCCGATGAGCGCGTGCGCCGTTTCGCTGATAGCGCGCGGCAAGCCGCCCTGGGCGTCACTATGATGGGCGGGGCCATAGTCGCTGCACTAGGCAAGGGTGTATCTGAGTTCTCACGTTTAGAAACGGCAATGGCCGAGGTGTCTACCCTGGTGGATACCACCGAAGTGAACATTGATAATTTGACGGGGGCTGTGCGGCGGTTAGCCGTGGAAACCGGTATCGCCCCGGAGGAACTGGCTAAGGGCCTATACCAGACAATATCAGCGGGCATAGACGCCGCTGACGCTATGGAGTTTATGGGTGTCGCTACGCGAACAGCCATTGGGGGCATCACTGAAACACGCGTCGCCGTCGATAGCCTGACGACAATAATAAACGCCTGGGGTAAGTCAGCCGCCGATGCAACTGATGCTTCTGATATGCTCTTCGTCGGTATGAAGAAAGGTAGAACGGAAGTAGGGCCACTGGGCGACAGCCTACGATTTGTAGCGGGCACGGCTGCTGCTCTGGGTATCTCAGCAGAAGAAGTAGTGGCTGCCATATCAACAATCACATTGGCAGGGTTTCCTGCTCAGCAGGCGGCAAGATCGTTGAATATGGCGTTAATGGCTTTTGTGCAGCCAAGCACCGAAGCAGCGGAAACTGCTCGAACATTAGGGATAGAGTTGAATGCTAGCTCGGCACAGGCCCAAGGGCTGACGGGGACGATGCGCGTATTATCTGATGCTACGGGCGGCGACGTGGAACAGATGGCGGCATTGATAGGTAGCAGTGAGGCGGCACGCGCCATCTTTGCCTTGACTGGGGCCGGGCTTGAAAAACTCAGTGACATAATGGATGAGATGGGCCGGAGGTCTGGCGCAGGACTAGGGGCTGCCCTTAAGAATATGGCTACAACCGGACGGCGGATGCTTATTCTCAAGGAGACAATGCGGGGGGCCTGGCTGGAGATAGGTGAGGCGGCAGTACCGCTGCTGGAGAAGCTGATTCCGAAAGTATCGGCGTTCCTTGAAAAGATAATAGAGCTAGCTGATGCCCATCCGTGGCTGACGGAAAAGGTGGTAGTAGCATCCGGGGCCTTCGGTGGCCTGCTGTTAGTAATTGGGCCGTTGCTATGGATGATGCCTACCTTGGTGAGTGTGGGCTATAAGGCAGCCTCCATGTTTGTTGCACTTGGCGGCGCGGCTAAGGGCGCGACAGTGGCGACAACCGCAGCGGGTACTTCCATGTCGGCTTTGCTATGGGGGCCGCTAGCGGCCTTAGTAGCTATAAAGCTGGAATGGGAACTAATTGCGGGGGCCGCAGTCCGGGCGGCGGAAGCTGCCGGAAAGTATATGGAAGATATTGCACCCTCTGAGGCCCTTAGCAGAGAGGCTTGGGAAGCAGAATTCGTTCCGCGAGCGCGGGCCTGGAAGGAAGCTGAAAGGTACGCGCTGGCCGGCTATCCCGAAGAACGTCAGGAGGAGATGCGTAAGCATTACCCCGAAGAAGCGTGGGAGGCTTTGCAAAGGGCAAGGAAACTAGGGCCGCGACCCGAATCAATACCTACGGAGATTCCAATCCTGCGCGCGAAGGAACTACAAGACTTGTATGCGCGGTACCTGGCGAATATTCCAGCGCCACCAGGCGGTGAGACAGCGGGGAAGTATGCGAAGTCAGTGCTTGACCCGCAACTTGAAAAAACCCGCGAACTCAAGAAACAATGGGAAGCCCAGATCGGGCTACTAAAGCTATACGGGGCAAGCCAAGAAAAAATCGCTGTAGCGCAAGAAGAGGTAAACCGCCTGACGTCCAAAGAAACTGATCTGCTGGAGAGGATGAATGACAAGGCGGGCCTGTTGAACCTACTGACTCAGCAGCGGGCAGCAGGCGTAGAGCCAGGGGCAACATCCGTGGAGGAAGAGAAACTAAAACTGGCCGAGCAGCAGCTTGAAATAATGAAACTTTCCGGAAGCTCGGCAGATGCTATTGCCCAACAAGAAGCAAAGATCAGAGTTTTGACAGCGGCCAGGATTCGCATGCTCGAAGATGAGGGTAAGCAGATAGAGGCCAACGAGCTTTACATCAATGCACTGAGGAGTGACGAAGAGAAAAGGCTGGACTTGCAGCGGGAGATAAATCAGGAGCTTGAAAAGCAGGGCCAGAATCTACGGCAGATTAACCGAGCGGAGGAGTGGATATTGGGGCGGCGGCCAGGCATAACGGGCGGGCCGGAGAGTCTTGATCTGTACGCACCATCCGCTGAGGATACGAGTTGGATACAGAGTATGGGTGGCGCCGGACGAAGGGGCGCAGGATTGCCGCCCGTGACTATCACGAGACCCAGGGGCGAAAAAGTCAGTTCTCAGATAGTCCATATCAATTTCTATGGCGATGTATATGGCGTGAAAGACCTTGATGATAGAATCAGGGTAGCGGCCAGACAGGTTAGCTATGAAACACAGCAGCAGGCAGTATTACAACCAGCTTAATAGGGGGAAGCATGGGCATAGCCGTCGGTGATCAATACACAATTGGCGAGCGCACCTTGACAGTCCAGGAAATAGTGCATACTACCGACGCTGATGGCCTGGCTACGGGCTGGGATAGCGGTACTGACTGGTACGGCCAGGTAGCCGTGACCCTGGAGCGATATGTGGGCCAGGCCGAGGCCAATGCCACCGATGAACTGCTGTGCATATATGTACTCCGGGATGAGACTGACGCCGATTATTATTCGGTCGGCGTCTGGCACCCTGGCTATGGCCGAGACTTCATCCTGGCCCCAGAGATGCTACCGATAACTCATACCGTTACTCCCTATTGGATACCAGGGGACGTGACTATCAAAGAGAGCGGTGTGGCGGTGGGGGAGGGGACGGGCGTTACCGTAGTGGAGATATGGCAGACGCCGGAGGATGGGGCGGTGATGCGCCTGCATTCGGCCAATAAACGGCGCACGGTCGGTGACTATGTTTTTCAGACGGATGCGAGCGGTGTAGTCAAATGGTACAACGCAAGGACAGCAACCCAGGAGCAGATGTGTTTCATCAAGAAACGGGGCAGCGATACTGATTGGAATGGCGAGGTCTTCCCGGGCTATCTCCAGGAAATCCGCGTATATTATAAGCAGCAGTATGTGGCATTGGTGGAGGGGGAGGATGCCACACTTGATGTAATCGACCGGACGGGCAGCCTGAAAGTCTATGGTCCCTCCACTAAGCCATACTATCACGTCGCCCTATTCTATTGGGCGGGATCAAGGGCGGTTGCATATGGGGGCCTAGGAGGGGCGGGGGAGTGGACATTTACTGATTTAGTTCCTGGCAAATACACATTTGTGATTTACCACCTAATCAACACCTCGACTATTGATAAACACTATCTGCCCGAGAGAAAGACCACAACTGGCGAGCGGTCGGTATTCGTGCAAGCGGGGGAGACTGCCGAGATAACACTGCCAACGCCTCAATACGTTGCGGCTGCGACGCAGTTGTGGTGTGGTTATCTCTATGAGGACAATCAAACGCCACTGGCGGGGCAACAGTTGAATATAGTTTCACTCACTGCAGATGATGGCTCTGAAGTCAGTTCGACCATTACCACCGATAGTGATGGCTACTGGGAGTATGATTATAGTAATGATGAATGGCCGCCCCTTAGTGTGGTCATCGATGATCCGACCTGGGGAACATTGACATTGCCCCGCGACACTACTTCCGGCTCTGCCTGCGAAGCAATTCTGGGCAGCTACATATTTATCACGCCGCTGGATTATACGGCGCAGTTGGCAGAGTTAGAGCATGTGGACTTGCCAGAGATACAGATTGACGTCTATGCCAAGAATATAGATACGGGAGACACCTATGCCCTAGAACTATTCGACTGGGATTTGCCGGTAGGAATGGTGGGCTGGACAACGGCGGTTGCCCTCCCCAAGTTTCAGTATACCAATTCTCCCACTGGGGCGGGGGGCTACAATACTTTCAAGTATCAGCTATATATAGAAGATGCACTTAAGTGGGGGGGCGCAGGACACAGCCTTCATAATGTCTATCTGGTTTATACAGTACCATATTCTGATTATGAATGGGCGCGGGCGGGGTTTACTTATTCGAAGCAGCAGATATTAGGCAGCCGTATCCACGGGGAGATCAATGTAGAGGATACCACCTCGCTAGTTGGCGCTGGCAGTCCCGAATTGCAGCGGATGGGGATTGAGCACGGGGATGTCAGCTACCGGCTGGAGCAGCATTATGTCGGATTGACTGATGGCAATGGCGATCCGGTCAACTTCGGGAGCACCTGCGGCGGCGAGTGTCCCGATTGCCAGTGGGAGTTATGGCCATATCCGAGCAATTCTGTCCTGGGCATCACTTACGGCTATTGTCCGAATCATAGCCCTATCCTTGATGGGCGCAGTTACTTCCGCAGCTTCCCCCTGCTGTCGGCAGCTAACGGTATAACTGTCCGGCATATCCGCATAAAGCCGAATCGGGTGCGCTATGCAATGGCCTGCAAGCACTGGTACTACCCTGCGGATTATGATCCGAATACACATTATGATATGGCAGAACACCTGCTGCTGGGCACATGGGCCGTGGGGGCCTTCACCGATGGCGTTGATAATACGGCCATCGATGATAACCTGGAAGACTTTGATACTATCGGGGTGGACAAGGCGTTCCGGCCCAAAGTAGTCCCGATAGTGATAGCCCACGATGCGACCTATGCGCTGGACGTGCAGTACCTAGACGGGATTACTGATACCGTAGAGTTCGCCCTAAGCGCGGGCCAGACGGATATAACGATATTGAATACGGTACCATTCACTGTAGCTGAACAGGAAATAGCCAAGAGTGAAATGCTGCTAATCGCAGACGTGACCGACGTTCGCCACACTGGGGGCACCGATACCGATAATAGCTTCCAGGTAGTGGCCGATGTGCCGGCGATACTATGGATGCACCCGCCAACGGGCTCTGCTTATCCCGACACGCCATACGCATTGCCGCTATGGATGATAGGATGGGTTGATATGTATACTGATGAGGGCAATATTATGTGGGCGCTTTATAGCGACGGCTCACACCTTTATACTCGCTATCGGCAATCGCCCTATGCGACGTGGTCTGATCCGCAAGAGGTCGTGGCGGGGAGCTATGGACAGGGTGGAATAACTGGAGTTGGCTTAGAGCTTGTAGTGCAGGGGGTGGCTAATGGTAGCCTTTACCAATGGCATAGTCTTGACGGGGGCGCAACCTGGACTGACGACGGAGAGATTAGCTAATGGGCCTGCTGCAAGGCATTTGCCGCGTGCAAATAAACTACCAAGATGCTGATGGGATGATTGCCCAGTACGGCCACGGCTTCGGTAAGACCTGGAAGTTCGATGATGTGAAGCCTGGAGAGATTTGGCATGGCAATCGGGCCCAGGTACAGCGGACACAGGTATGGGATTATGCGGGCGGCGACTGCGAAGTTATACCAGAGATAGGCGGGGCAGCACCGCGGGGCGTGGCAACACCCTACAATATGACCCTTGATAATTGGACGGTAGAGAGTGGGCTATGGCGGGATACGGTTATCACCGGCCAGGCGGATAAGGATTTTCTTTGGTACTATGATGGCAATCCTGACCAGTCTGGCGTAGTGACCAGCGTCGCAGAGTTCTGGCCGAACCTGGCCTTTTATCTGCGGCATTACTCAATGCCATACAATCAGACAGAGGAAGTCTTCATTAGCATTATCTTCTATGGGAACGATGGCGCGGACGAGCGGCCCAAGGGCAGTAGCGGGTATTACTACGCTTATTATCTGCCGCTCTTTGCCCCTGACACTTTTAAGTATGCCCGCCTCTGCCGCGTGCTAGCTACGACCTTTGACGCGAGGCAGGCCCTTGGGCAGGATGGCCTCCAGGTGGCGACCGATACGATTGACGAATGGCAGCGGGGGGCGATGCGGCCTATCGGTCAACAGGAGGCCAGCCTTGCTGACGCCTTCACCGTAGAGAATACAGACGGGCACCTATTACTGAGTTGGGCAGAGGTAAATGCGACGTGGCTATGGCGGCCTGAGGGTGGTGTGGAATTGGAGCGGGGCAAGATTGGCATTGCCGTGCAGGGCCACCCAGTTCAAGTAAGAGTATTACCGATAGAGTACCCGACCTCAGCAACATTGCAGCCATATTCCAGTCTGACTATACCTTATTGGATGAATGAGACGCACGGCTATTACTTCCTGGGTAGCAGGCCGACGGGCACGGCGATAACAGTAACCGGCAGCGGCGCGGCAGCCACCAATCCCGACTATCCCAAAATCACTTTTACGGGGCCGAAATACAAGCGGGCAGTCTGCTATGCAGTTTATCAACTGCATGACCCAGAGTTCACGGCGGCACGGAGTACTAGTGAGTGGCTATTCGATGGGTCAGAGACCGGGACGCGCCCAGTGATATCGGCGCAGGGGTCAGTGAACAATAGCTGGCGGGGGGCGAGTTGCGACCTGGAATTGCGTTGCGGACTGGACGAGTTCGTATGGAAGGGGAACGAGAAGGTCACGGTGGATGTGGACTGGGAGACGGTCACGACAAGCTATACCCCTGGCGACACCTTCGGCACCGACCGGCAGTTCACTGGCTATATAAAGGAGCAGCATCGGGAGCGGACGCCCGATGACCTGGCCCATGTGCATTTGCAGTTGCATTGCCAGGATGGGATAGCGGCACGATTGGATGGGAAGAAGAAAATGGCGAACCGGGCAGCGGCGGGCGGGATGGATGCTTATATCTACCTGCGCCACCTGCTACTATGCTGTGGAGTAGCTGCGGCTAATATCGACCTGAGTGAATTGATCAGCGCAGGATTGCCTGATCTGGACAGTGGGATACTGGAAGGCGATCTGCTGTTTGACTATCGCCCAGAAACCGAAGCGGTGATGGCCCTGGATGAGATGGCGCGGTCACTGGGAATGTTTTTTGGAGTAGACAATGAAGGAAGCTACTTCGTAAAAGAACGGCCCGAATACGTCGCGGGCACTTCGATCATATCCTTTACACTAGATGATGACACGATAACAACTGCTGATTTCCTATATCGGGTTACTGCGGAGCGGGGCCATGATGAGTTCCGCAATTATATCCTAGCTATCTGCGGCCAGGGGGCGGAGGTTAGAAATTGGCTGGGAGTTGACTGGACGAGTCATGCGATAACGAGTGCGACGGACTTCATGGGCGATGATTGGTGGGAAGTCCTAGTGGAGACTGACAGCACTAACCCAGCACTCATCGGGCAGAAGCGGATGGACGAGGTTACCAAGCATTGCCGGATTATCGGCTGGGAAAGCCCTGGCAAGGCCGACCTGTGGCCTGATGATTTCGTGAAGGTGCAGGTGGCGGGCTTGGACGTGGCGACGGATACGGTATTTAAGATTATAGAGAAGAACTGGCAGATAAATGAAGCGGGGGATTATACGAGCAAATTCCTGGGAGCGGTGGTGTAATGCCATTAGACAGTCGGGCGGCAAGTCGGGCAACGCGGCGGGGCCTTACTACCGTCGCCGAGCCGCGCCAGCATAGTCGGGCGAGTGCAGGTGGAGCGGATGTAGGGCGGGCCGTGGCGGGCATTGCCAGCGGCGGCGATGAAAGCGATACTATCATATTTGGACAAAGCAAGTGGGGTACACATAAATGGGGCGATGGGGGGGCAATAGTCTTCGGACTGTCCCGCTGGGGGCGGCACACCTGGCGGCGCGATGATAGCCCAGCCTAACCGACAGAGTGCAAGGGGGATTGGATCAAACCAGTGCGATTTGGCTGTACAAGGTGGGGCTATCATTATTGGAAATAATGGGGGCGTGGAGCGATGATTTATGGCATATACGAAGTTTTCTGACATGCTAGATGCGGTGACCAATGCGACCTGGACGGCGGCCCAGCATGATAATGAGGTCGAGGGTATTCAGAATGAGTTTGAGGGCCGAATGGAGGACTTCGGCCTGAATGGGGTCGTATCGGGGATGGCGGGCAGTATATCGGGAACGGATATAGCGATTGCCTCCGGAGTGGCTTATGTGGAGGGCAAGAAGTTCGTCGGTTCAGATACGGTTAGCTTCACCGGTGAGGCAGCGGATGATTACTATGTCTACGTTGATCCAACCGCTGAGAGTGCGCCATACCTGAAAAAGGCTACAGCGCCGACTGATGGCGAATTGACTATCTGCAAAGTAACCTGGAGCGGGTCGGCCCTGAGCGCCCTGCAAGACCGGCGCGAATGGGGACTCATAGGTTGGCAACATTCATACTTCACGGCAGGCAGCGTGACTACTGGCCATAAGGACTTTATCATACTCGACCGCGATATATGGCTACAGGATGTACGGATTTCCGTGACGACATTGCCGAGCGCCACCAGCATCATTGTGGATATACACGCAGGGAACGCGGGCAGTGCGCCGGCTACTATCTGGAGCGATACGACCTACCGACCCACTGTGCCGACGCCAGGGGGTGCGGCTTACACGCCGTACAGCGCCACCGGCTATATCACTACGAACCGCAAGCTAGATGCGGGTGACATCATCGAAATACACGTTGACCAGGCGGACAATGCGGCGCTAGATTTATCTGTAGTGCTGATTGGCCG